ATTTAGAACCTTTGAACATAATTTCTTTAGCAGCTTTAAATAATAATCCTTGTTTAGATAAAAAACTTGGATAAAAATAATATTTTTTAGCTTTCATTGTTCCCCCTTTTCATAATTGTATTTAACTTTTAACTGTCTTTGATTGCCTCTTTTAAATTCAAATTTCCAAGTGTTATCATCAACAATTATTTTATGTGCTTTCATTCTTAGCTTTTCGCTTTGCTCAAATAGTTTTTTAATGTTTGTATTTGTAGCAATTGAAGAATGGACTAAATTAGAACCATTAAACCAATCCGCAACCATTTGAGCATCATATTGAGATATTTTACTTTTATTCATTATTTACTCCCTTCTTTTGGTTCGAACCATAAAATCACATTAGCCATAAAAGACCAATAATTATCTATAACTCTAGCTTGTAGCTTTTCGCTTGGGTTCTCATCAATTGATCCCATTTTAATTGCTAAAGGAACTATATTATCATTCCAATATTCAATATTTAAAGCCAAACCTTGCAACCATTCGGTCATGGCTTTGAACTTTCCAACTCTGTCAATGTTCCAACCATATTCAGAATAGAAACGATCAAAAATATATTTAATCTTTTCTTCGTCTGTTTTGATTGGTTTGCCTTCTCCGTCTTCTTCGATAGTTGACAGAATATAATTTTTATAATTCTTTTTATATTCTGTGTGATGTAGTTTAGTCATGTTTCTTTCCTTATTTGTTTAATTGTTCTTGTTTTTTTAAATATTCATACTCTGAATTATAAATAATTCCACCTCTTGACAAATATTTTCCTTTGCTTTCAGCTACAGCCCATTCTACAGCTTTTGCCTTGTTTTCTTCTTCAGTTAATTTTAATGGGTGATAATATTCTCCTCTAGCTTTTGGATATTTCACACCATTAATATAAACTTTAAAATGAGAACCTGACCAATGGCTCTCCGATATTGTTTTTATGTTCATAGTTTCCCTTTCTAGTGATTTGTTAAACATACGAATCAATAGCATAAAATAATATACTTGTCTATAGTTTG